GGCCGAGATCAGCCTCGGCCGGAACACCTACACCTATGACCAGCTGGTCGCCAAGATCGGCAAGGCTGCCACGGACTGGCTGGTGGATGCCTTGGTCGATGAGGGGCACAACGATGTTGACTGGTGTGACCGCTGATGCGTACGGGCAGCGCGAAGCTGGACCGGCTGCTCAAGGACCACGGTTCACGGATCGAGATCCAGTCGGGCAAGAAGCACTGGGTCGTCAAGGTGGACGGCAAGACTGTCATGGTCTTGAGTCATGGTCCCGGTCGCAACACGAAGTACCGCACCATGAAGAACAGCGAGGCTCGTCTGGTGCGGGCCTTACGGGAGGCGGGCGTGGACGTATGAGCCCGCGCCTCGCTCTCTTCATCGAGACTCTGGGCATCCACCCTGAGTTTTACACAACGTGGCAGCCCAGCGAACTTGGCTGGGAGCCGCCCTTCTAGGAGATCGACATGGCTAAATGGGACCTGAGCAAGATGGAACAGCAAGGCGGAGACCTCAAGGCGCGCGTGGAAGCGCTCGAGGATGAGGTCGCCAGCATCCGGAAGACCCTCGACATCCACAAGGAGGCGTTGGAAAAGTATGGGTTCATGCTGATGGACATCCTCATCAGACAGCACACCATCGAGGAGTTGGAGGAGATGAAGGAGTGGGCCGAGGAGCAGGGGGAGAAGGACGGCACCAATGAGTAACATGAAACCCGAGCTGTCGAAGAAAGAGCAGAAAGTCTGGCAGTTCCTCGCGAACAACTTGGAGGCCTCCATCTACGAAACGTCGCTGGCATGCGAGGTGGATGTCCTGTTCGTGGAGAACGTGGCGAGCAGGATGGCTGCGTGGGCCGGAGTGGACAACGGAGCGGGCGAGTGGAACGCTGGCCCTGCGGACATCTTGGCGAGCTACCCTGACGACAACCCGAAGACCCAGTATGGGGAGAAGAAGCTGAAGATGTCGAGCACGCCTATCATGCCCCTGCAGGAGATGGGCAAGGTGTTCGAGCTCGGTGCCAAGAAGTACGGCCGGTACAACTGGCGGCTCCATGCCGTGTCGGCCACCGTCTACTACGACGCGGCGCTGCGCCACCTGATGGCGTGGTTCGAAGGCGAGGACACGGATCCGGAAAGCGGCGTGTCCCACCTCGCCCACGTCATGGCCTGCATGGCGATCCTCATGGACGCCCAGAAGAACGGGAAGCTCAAGGACAACCGCCTCGACGCCGAGGACACCCTGTGACGATGAACCCCTACCAAGAAGAGGACACTGTGCCTGCACCCGCACACCCCCGCAAAGATGAGATCATCGAGCTCGCGAAAGAACGCCTGACCCCCAAGCAGATCGGCATCAAGACCGGCATCCACTACCGGGTGGTGGAGGGCATCGTGTACCGCGCCCGCCGCAACAAGGAGCTGCCTCCGCTGGTGGGCAGGCGTAGCATCAAGCACGCCGCCGAGATGTCCGGCCTGACCTTTGGTAAGGCGAAGAGCGTGCTGACGGACCTCGACGTTGAACAGCAGTGGTGGCTCTACAACGAGTGCACCAAGCTGGGCGTGGACACTGTCATGGAGTACCTGCTCGAGCTGGTACGTGACGCGTACGAAGAAGCAAGGACCAAGGACCAATGATCGACGACCAAGACGACGACGTCTACGAGCCGACGGACGAGGAGGTAGAAGAGTCTGTCCAAGAGCAGTTCAGGCTGGCGAAGATGGAGACCATGCGCATGATGCAGCACTGGTCGAACCGAGATGCCAACCCCCTGATCGTGACTCCGGTGGTCGTGACAGCGATCCTCACGTCCGTCAGGCTCGGCTTCGACAGGGACACGTACGACCAGACCGTGCGCTCGATCCTGTCTGCGGTGGAGCAAGAGGTTCAAGACATAAAAGGAGATAAGAATGGATCGCGCAGAGGCCTTCACTAAGTTCCCCACGGCAAAGGAGGTGCGGGTGTTCCTCGACACCGTATCCCTCTCTGGCTGCGGCTTCGGGGTCACGGCGGAGGGGGATCGGGTGTTCTTGAACGCTCGCCTCGTCTCCGCTGTGGGCTTGCGGGAGGGCGACACGGTGACCTGTCAGATCCTGCCCAACTACGAGGACCGGCGGGACGACGTGCCGTTCCGGGCGATCCGGGCGGACAACCCCCGCCGGGTCGTGGTCACGGTGGATCAGGACTACGACGACCCGCCCGAGGTAGTAGAACCGGACGTCGCGGCCGAGCCCACGATCAAGGATCGGATCCTGCAGCACCTGCGGGACACGGGCCCCACCTGCACCGGCACGCTGGTCAAGGTGATGGGTGACCCGAGCCTCGGGACGACGGAGATGCACTCCCTCTGCAGCGCCATGCACAAGGTCGGCACCATTGCTCGCGCGGATGTGTACCGCCGGGCGGGGCAGGACCGGGCTTCGATGGTGGTGTGGGCGCTGTCGGCGAACGAGTTCGAGGTCGATCAGTAAAGGAGAGGGGCCGCTCACGCGGCCCCTTCTACGACGTCCTCACCGAAGGTTTCGATGTAGGCGTTCCGGATCAGCACCGTCAGCTCCCGGGCCATGGACCGCTGGTCGTGGTCGGCGAGACGGCGGAGTCGCTCATGGTCGTCCCGGAGGACAGCGACGTTGCGGAACTTGAGCTCTTCCTTGGCCATGTTAAACCTCTTTTCTTGTTGGCTTTTTGTATCCCACTTGCTTCCTCGGGGCAACCCCGGCGCCATTGAGGCGCATCTCCCTGCCCAAGGCGGCGGCGACCTCTGGGGTGAGGCCGATCTCCTTTGCCAGCTGGTCCCGCATCTCTGACACCTTGATCTCCCGGTGCCGCCCTTTCGTCAGGATCCTCTGCACCTTTTCGGTGTATGCGGGTTTCACTTTCCGACGCTGAGCCATTCGCGGGCCTCCTCTCCAAGTACCTTGGCACCGATCTCGATCTTAGCACGGAGCGCGGCCACGATCTTCTCGTCGATGGTGCCCTCGGTGATGAGGTCGATGTAGGTGACGTTGTTCTTCTGGCCGATGCGGTGCGCTCGATCTTCCGACTGGATGCGCGTTTCGAGGTTGAAGTCATTCGCGTAATAGATGCAGAGGTTCGCTTCGGTCAGGGTCAGACCGTAGCCTGCCGTCGCCGGGTTGCCGACGAAGAAACGGAGCGGATGGTCCGGGTTCTGGAAGTTCCGCACGATGTCGTTGCGCTCGTCATCGTCCGTGTCCCCGTAGTACGCGGCCGCGCACCCGGCACCGAACTTGTCCTCGAGCTCACGCACGATCTGCTGGATGTCATAGCGGAACCGAGACCAGATAATTGCTTTCCCGTCGTGCTCGTCGAGCGCCTCGACCAGCGCCTCCATGCGCTTGCTCGGGAAGCATACCATCTCTCCGTCGTCCGTCTTCAGGTGACCAGACAGCACCTGCTGGAGGCGAAGCATCTGGGTGATGACCTGAGGCGTGGATACCAGTTCCCCGCTGTCGAGGAGGGTCAGGGCGTAATCCTTGATCTGCGTGTACATCCGGCGCTGCTCGTCCGTCATGGACACGTAGCGGGCGGTGTAGACTTTCTCAGGCAGATCGAGGCAGTCCTTCTTCAGGACACGGAAGCTGTGCTGATCGACGAGCCCGGTCAGCTCTTCGAGGTTCTTGTACCCCACCAGCTGATTGAAAGAATGCCGCCCCATGCTGCGCTTCACCATGACAGCGTAGCGGCCTTGGAACGTGTAGAAGGATTCGTGGCCCAAGAGCCGAGGTCCGAGGAACTCGAACTGCGCATAGACATCCATGGGCGACTTGGTCACGGGCGAGCCGGTGAGGATCCGGCGGTACGCGAACCCGGCCGCGATCTTCAGCAGGGTCTTGGTCCGCTTCGCCTTGGGGTTCTTGATCGTGGTCGATTCGTCGATGGCGATCAGGCCTTTGCCGCCGAGGCGCTTGGCCAACCACTCACCGGCGGTCTTCCCCTTCTGGGTGGAGAACGCTTCGACGTTCATGACGAAGATGGTGAGCCCGTCGAACGGGGTGCCAACGGACTTCAGCTCTTCGCTCTGCTGCTTGTTCGGGTTGGCCACCCACCGGATCACGCGGCGAGGAACGCCGTCGCTCAGGTGCTCCGGGATCTCCTTCGATACCCAGTTGCGGTAGACGCCTTTGGGCGCGATCACGAGGGCGAAGTTGATCTTCCCCTTCAAGTACAGGTGTGCCATGTTGTCGATCAGGCACTTCGACTTCCCGGTCCCCATCTCCATGAGAAACCCGAAGGACTCCCGCTCCGCACCGGCCGCCAAGGCGTCCATCTGATGCTGGTAGGGGGTGGTCTTGAACGTTTTCTGATCGACTGTCGTTGACATGGTTTCGTTCTCCGTCTAGATGATTGCCTACAGGTAACGAACAAGCTGCCTGTGATCAACCCCCTAACCTGAAGAGGATTGTACTTGTGACTGACATCTTCGACGACATCTTCGACGACGCCGAGGCCTTCGGCAGCGTTGACACCGACACTGGCAAGTCCCTGTCGAACCTCGTCCGTTCCCTCCGCTCCGTGGAGAAGGAGATCGCGGACACGGAAGAGCACCTCAAGGCTCTGAAGCAGCAGAAGCACAAGCTCTCGACCGAGCAGATCCCGGCTCTCATGGACGAGATGGGCGTGGAGCGGCTCGACGTCGATGGCGTGACCGTTGCCCGCAAGCTGATCGTGCATGCGTCTATCCCTGCCGAGCGCAAGGACGAGGCGTACGGCTGGCTCCGGTCCAACGGCCTCGACGACATCATCAAGAACGATGTGTCGCTGAGCTTCGGCCGGGGTGAAGACAATGTGGCAGGCGACCTCGTTGACCGCCTGCGCGCCGAGGGCTTCGACCCTCAGACCAAGACTGCCATC